TCTTTCGCTAAAGGCATGGGGTGCTAACTCCAAGGCTGACGCAAAGGCAAAAGCTAAAGCTATATCCGCAAGGAACAAGGCAAAAGCGAAATGAGGCAACCCAATGACATTACTTGAACTGGTCAACGATGTATTGATTCGTTTGCGTGAGCCTGTTGTAACCACTTACAACGAAACCACCTATTCCACCCTTATTGCCAAGTTTGTCAATGACACCAAGCGTCAAGTTGAAGATGCTTTTAGTTGGAATGCACTTGGTCAAACAGTCACTATTACCACTGCTGCTGGCACATATTCGTATGCCTTAACTGGTGCTGGACAGAAGTTTCAGGTTCTTGATGCTATCAATGCAACAAGCAACATTGGGCTTAAAAACACCACTTTTGTGGATATGAATCGTAAACAGAACTTCTCTGTGGTTATGACGGGTATCCCAAGTGAATACAACTTTGATGGCGTAGATGCAAGCTACAACACCAAAGTAACGCTGTATCCAAGGCCAGATGGTGTTTATAGCCTCATGTTTGCATTGGCAGTTCCACAAGCTACATTGGCGGCAGATAGCACTGTCATTCTTGTGCCTGATGTGGTTGTTGCTCAAGGCGCTTATGCAAGGGCGTTGGTTGAGCGTGGTGAAGATGGTGGTCTGTCTTCATCTGAGGCTTACACACTGTTTCGATCCATGTTGTCGGATTACATTGCCTTGGAGGGCAGTCGTTATCCTGAGAATCAAGAGTTTATTCCGCAATGACACAGCAAATCCAGACATTTTCTGTCTCAGCCCCAGGCTTTTTTGGGCTGAACACACAGGACTCTCCGCTTGATTTAGCGGCTGGATATGCTGCGATTGCCACAAACTGCGTGATTGACCAGTATGGTCGCATTGGCTCTCGCAAGGGTTGGTCACGGGTAAATACATCATCTGGCAACTTGGGGGCCAACAATGTTGGTGTCATCCATGAGTTAGTTCAAACTGATGGCACTTTGACTGTTCTGTTCGCTGGAAATAACAAGCTGTTTAAACTCAGTGGCACAAGTGTTGTTGAGTTGACCTATGGGGGAGGAGGTACTGCCCCAACCATTACCGCAAGTAATTGGCAATGCGCCTCTTTGAATGGAATCACATATTTCTTTCAGACAGGACATGATGCACTTGTGTATGACCCTGCTGTCAGCACCACCACATTCAAGCGTGTAACTGAAAAAACTGGTTATGTGGCAACTGTGCCACAAACAAACATCGTTATCTCTGCTTATGGTCGCTTGTGGACTGCCAATAGTACTGCTGACAATGTAACTGTCTATTTCTCTGACTTGCTTGCTGGTCATGTCTGGTCAACAGGCACATCTGGCACTTTGGACATTTCTAGAGTTTGGCCTAATGGTTCAGATGAAATTACTGGCTTGGCGGCTCACAATGGGTTCTTGTTGATATTTGGCAAGCGTCAAATCCTGATTTATGCAGGCGCAACTACGCCATCAAGCATGACATTGAGTGACGCTGTGAGCAACATTGGATGTATTGCTAGAGATTCCATTGCCAATACAGGCAGTGATGTGATCTTCCTGTCAAACAGTGGAATTCGGTCATTCCTGAGAACCATTCAAGAGAAGTCTGCTCCTTTGCGTGACTTGTCTAAGAATGTCCGCAATGACTTGATGACGATTGTGAATGCTGAGACATTGGCAAACATCAAGGCAGTCTATTCAGAGTCAAATGCTTTCTACCTGATTAACTTCCCAACTGCAACCCAGACATACTGCTTTGACACCAAGGCGGCTTTGCAAGATGGTTCTTCACGGGTAACTGTATGGGATTCCATCACACCAACTGCTTTCCTTGCTAAACGCAATGGAGACTTGTTGATTGGTAAGAATGGTTATGTGGGCAAGTATGGAACTTATCTTGACCATGCAAGTACCTATAGATTGCAGTATTACACGACTTATGCTGACCTTGGACAACCTAATGTCACATCTATCCTCAAGCGAATTGCTGTAGTTGTAATTGGTGGATCAAGTCAAGGATTCATTATCAAGTGGGGATATGACTTCTCCGGTCAATATTACTCTACTACATTGCAAATTCCTCAGTCTACTGTGGCTGAATATGGAATTGCTGAATATGGATCAAATGGAGTTCCTGTTGCATACTATTCAGATGGCATTTCTTTGCAGACTTTGGTTGGTCAAACAACTGGTTCTGGAAAAACTGTTCAGACGGGTTATGAAGTGCAGATCAATGGGTATCCTGTGAGCATTCAAAAGATTGAGATTCAAGCCAAGAATGGCAAACTGGTTTAAGGAAGAAACATGGCAAATTACACCAAAACTACCAACTTTGCGGCTAAAGATAATTTGTCGCCAGGGAATGCAAGCAAGGTTGTCAAGGGAACTGAGATTGATACTGAGTTCACTAACATTGCTACTGCCATTGCAACTAAGGCAGATGGAACATTCACTAACTTCAGTTTTGTTGAGAGTGGTTCTAATCTACTTATTCGTTACTCAGGCACTGATGTAATGAAGATTGACAGTTCTGGCAACCTGACTGTGTTGGGCAACATTGTGGCTAACGGCACTGTGTAATGGCTCAATCCATACAAACCTCAAAGTTTGGAACGCTAGATACTAGCGGGAGAGTCCCTGTTTCATTAACTGGCGTAGGAGGTGATCCTGCGCTTGGGCTAGGCCTTAGTTTTAATGTTGGTGGAAAAGAATATACATTTATTCCCGAAGACCGCATTACTAAAGGTGCGGTGTCTGGTGATAGTGGTGCTTTATTTACTGGATTTCTTGACCCAAAATTACTTTCTACACTGCAAAGTTCAGCAGAATATATTGATCTATCTGGTACTAATTTTGGAAGTTTTGATGCTGGTAACTTTGTTGCCACAAACATGGGTGGTTCAACCAAAGGTTATATTGCCCCAAAAGAAGTTGTCGACCCTGTTTTAGCATCTGGGATAACACTATATACCCCTTCATTTGCTGGCAAAGCAAGTGGAATTGGAAATGCCAACGGGAAACCCGCATATATATTGCCAAGTGGTTATGCAGACAACAGTGGACAAGTAACTAAGACAGAAACAAAACTTGTTGGATACAGATACAGCAGTGGTGGTGGATTTCTTGCTGGACTTGGTAATGAGATATTAAGTGCTGGCCCACTTCCTTTGTTGGCATTGGATATTGTTGGCGCAGCTTATGGACTCCCTGGAATTGGAACTGCGATTGCTAGTGGTGTTACTGCTGGAGCAATTGCAAGTGGTGATGAAAAAACTGCAACAAATTATGCTGGTCAAGTTATTGCTAGTCAACTTGGTGTTGGCTCTGCTGTTGCTGATGCAACTGGCTCCACTGTTGCTGGACAGGTTGCTCAAGGAACTGCTGGTGGATTGATTGCTGGAAAGACTCCAGAACAAGCTGTTACTGGTGCTGTCAAAGGCGTTGGGCTTAATAATCTTGCGTCAACAATTCCAACAGATACAACTGCATTTGACACAACAACTGATATTTCAGACACATCAGGGTTTGATATACCCTCACCAACACCACAAACACCAGCACAACAGATTATCGGAGGAAATATGGCTATTTATGATGAAGAAATGAATGCTCCTGCTACTGAGATGCAGGACACAACTCCTTATGACTACTCTCCTGAAGAACAACAGTTGATTTATCAGTTGGCTCAAGAGGCTGGTGGTACGCAAAGCATCAATGATGCTTATTACGCTCTTACTCAAGCTGCACAACAAACTGCACAAACTTCTGGACTCAAGGTTGGAGATGTTCTTAACTTCTTTAAGAAAAATCCAACTCTTACAAAAGGATTGGTTACTGCTGGCGTGAGTGCTGCTGGTGGTCTATTGACCAATCAAGCCAATGTGCAAGCGGCTCAAATATCTGCTCAAGCAATCAGAGATGCGGCAGCACAGGCGGCTGAAGCACAGAAGTTTCGTCCTGTTGGCGTAACCACTCGTTTTGGAGCGTCACAATTTGGGTTTGATCCAACAACTGGTCAATTGACAAGTGCTGGTTACACAGTTAACCCAGAACTCAAGGCAATGCAAGACCGCATTATGGCTTTGTCTGGTCAAGGCTTGACTGAGGCAGAGAAGGCTAGTGGTCGGTATGCTCCTTTGACTGCTGGCGCACAGGGCTTGTTTGGCCTGGGTCAACAGTATCTGGCTCAGTCTCCAGAACAAGTTGCCGCTGACTACATGGCTAAACAACAAAACTTGTTGGCTCCGAGCCGTGAGCGTCAGTTTGCTCAACTGCAAAACCAGTTGTTCCAAACAGGTCGTGGTGGCTTGTCTGTTGGTGCTACTGGCGCTCGTCCAAGTGGTGCGGCTGGTTTGGGTGCGGCATCTCCTGAGATGGAGGCCTATTACAACGCTTTGGCTCAACAAGATGCGGCATTAGCGGCACAGGCAACTCAAGCTGGTCAACAACAAGTTCAGTTTGGTGCTGGTTTGCTAGGTTCTGGTGCTAACTTGCTTGGAAGCTACACACAAGGCTTGACGGGTGCTTACTCGCCATTCAGCACTGGAATTGGCGTAGGTTCATCACTTGAGTCCTTGGGTCAAGCGCCTTTGGATATTGGCGCACAGTTGGGTGGCAGGTCTGCCCAAGCTGGTGCTAATGTTGGTCAAACCTTGTTGCAAGGTGGTCTGTTGGGTGCTAGAACGACTCAGGCGGCATCAGGTGTTAGTCCTTTTGGAACCGCATTGACAGGCTTGGCAAATAGCCCTGAAGCACAACAAGCGTTGGCACAGTGGTTAAATAGTGGCGCAGGTTATGGAACCAATACTCGCCAACTTGATACCAACACTAATTTCTAAGGAGTAGTCATGGCAACAGATATTGTTGGAGGTTTGTTCGGTATAACTCCAGAGGCATACCAGCAACAGCGTGACTTGGCACAACAAAGTCAAGCAATGGCATTTGCTCAACAAGACCCACGGGCACAAGCTACTTTTGGGCTGTATCGTGCTGGTCAACAGGCGGGTCAAGCATTGGGCGGCTTGATGGGTGTAGAAGACCCTCAATTGATCAAGATCAGACAGCAACAAGAGTTGCTTTCAGGATTAAACATCAATGATCCTCAAGCAATTGCTGAAGCTGCACAAAGGGCAAGTCAAATGGGCAATACCCAATTGGCTTTGCAATTGACCAATTTGAGTGATCAGGCGATGGAAAGAATTGGTGTTCAAGAGGAGCGCCAATTAAAAATGTTGGCTAGACGGCAACAACTCCAAGCTGAACAATTGATACCCCAAATTCAGCGTCAAGCAACTCCTGCCCGTATGCCTCAAATGGACATTCAGGAAGTGCAACAAATGGAGGATCAAGGAACTCCACCGCCAGAGATGATTCCAGCACAAGCTGGTGGCTATGACCCAGAAGTGTTGAAGCGATTGATTGCAACTGCTCCAGGTCGAGCAACTTTGGCTTCATATATGCAAGCACAGTCTTTGACTATGCCAAAGTATGAGAAAGCTGGAGATGGTTTTTATAAATTAGTCCCAGGTCAAGACCCAGTATTCATTGGTGGCGTACTCAAAAAAGGTGAAAAGATTGCTGAAAGATCACCTAGTGGTGGATGGACTTTCACCAACCCAAGTGGAGAGCCACAAAATGCACCTGGAGAAAATCCAATCAATGCCTTGATCACTGGTAAGGCAATTCACAGTTCTGTTACGCCTTATGCCCAACAACTTGCAAGAAGTTGGGGGAGACTTGATCCAGAAGATCAAGATAAGGCAATGCAAAACCTGACAACTATCAATAACAGGGCAGTAGAGGCTGAGACTACCCGTGGGATACAAGCAACCATGAATGCTGGTTTGCAAGCTAGTAGAGCATTGCAACAGACAATGATTGAAATGAATATTGATAAAGCGAAAAGAGAACAGGCACAAGCTGCGGATGGTAAGGCAATCCCAATTCCAGCACTTGAGAAGTTGGCTAAACAGTCTGATTCTGTTTCAAAGACTGATGCTCTTTCATCAACATTTGATCCTTCTTATGTGGGGTTTGTTTCAGACCCACTTGGTAAGGCCGCAATTGCTATTGCACTGCGTTCATCTGATCCAAAGAGTCTTGCAATGGGTCAGTGGTGGCAGGGGTATCAAGAAGATGTCAATAGGATCAGAAACGAGTTGTTTGGTGCGGCATTGACAGCACAAGAGAAATCTGAGTTTGACAGGGCTATTGTTACGCCAGGGATGAGTGCGGTGCAAGCACAAGCAAACCTGAAAAAGCAAGCTGAACAAGCACAAAAGGCATACGACAAGATTACCAATGCTGTTCGTGCTGGTGGATATAGCAAGTCTGCTATTGATGCACTCGCCCCAACTTTGACTTTGCCAGTGACTCCTATTAATGTGCAAGACATATCAACAGCGGCACAAGCAGAAATCGACAAAAGAAAAGCTGGAGGGAAAAAACCATGACAGACTTCTCAAAACTGTCTGACGCAGAATTGTCTGCCATTGCAAGTGGCAACTTTGGTGCTTTGTCTGATGCAACATTGCAGATGATTGCTGGATCAGCGGCTGCGCCAAAGAAACCACTTTCTACCAGTGAGGTTCTTACTGGTGCAGTTGTTAATTTTCCAAGTTCTTTATTCAACATGGCGAGTGATGTATTTAAGGCCGTCACAGACCCTCTCCAAACAGCAAGGGATTTGGGAACATTATTTGTAGGCACAACATCAAAAATTCTTGGTGAACCTTTCTTTGAGTCTGATTTATCAAAACAGATGAGGCTTAAAGGGGAGAAATCTGCTGAACAAGTTGGAACTTTTCTGGCAAATAGATATGGAAGTGTTGAAAGCGCAAAGCAAGCCTTATCTACTGATCCAGCAAGTGTTTTATCTGATGCTTCACTGATATTCACTGGTGGTGCTGCTATTGCCCCAAAAGCAGGGCAAATATCAAATATATTATCCAAGGCGGCGGCTGTTACAGACCCCTTGAAAATAGCCGCAGCACCATTTGTTTATGGCTCTAAAGCAGTAGCACCAACTTTGGGGATGACTACAGGCACTGGGCCAATGGCTATTGAAGAGGCATATAAAGCTGGGAAAGAAGGTGGTGCGAAAGCAAAATCTTTCACAGAAAATTTGCGTGGTACTGCTGATCAGCTTCAAGTTCTACAAGATACCAAAGCAAATCTTGGCGCAATGATTAGAGAACAACAAGATGCTTATCGCTCTGGCATGATTGATGTAAAAGCAGATAAATCTATATTGCAATTTGATGATATAGATAAGTCTTTGCAAAAAGCTAATGATAGGATTTACTATCAAGGGGTAACTAGAAGTAAAGATGCCGCAGGGTATCTGAAGGAAACAAAACAAATTATTGATGAATGGAAAGCAAGTAATCCAGCAGACTTCCATACGCCAGAAGGCTTGGATATTCTGAAGCAAAAAATCTATGATGATGTTTTGTCAAATATTCCTATAAATCAAAAAAGTTCAACTGGAATCATTGGTGACATTTACAACTCAGTTAAGTCAACAATTCAAAGTCAGGCCCCAACTTATGCTGAGACAATGAAGGCTTATGCTAATACAGCAGAGCAAGTTCGTGAGATTGAGAAGGCATTATCCCAAGGTAAAAAATCAACTGCTGAGTCTGGACTGCGTAAGTTGCAAACTGTGTTGCGTGACAATGCAGGAACAAACTATGGTCAAAGAGCCAACCTAGTAACCCAACTTGAGGAAACATCTCCTACATTTGGTGGTGGGATACCAATCAAACCAGCCCTTGCTGGTCAGGCTTTGAGTAAGATCACGCCTAGAGGAATTCAAGCCGCTGGAACTGTTGGAACTGCTGGTGTTCTTAGTCAACTTAGTAGCCCACTAGCCGCTGCCTATTTAATTGGGTCATCTCCTAGATTAGTTGGTGAGGCATCATATTTGGCTGGGAAAGGTGCTAAACAAGTTGGAAGAGTTACAGGCTTATTCCCAGAACTTGATTACACATCAATGTTTAATTTGCTATCTAAACAAAAAGAAGAAGATCAAGCAAACCCACAGATGCGTGGATTGCTTTCTGGTCAGTAACAGGAGCGAGACATTGATCCTCTCACCCTTCTGGCAATGGCAAATGGCTGTGTCGCAGCTATTCGCAAAGGTTGTGAACTCTATAAAGAGGTCAAGGGAACTGTTGCCGCAGCCCAAAAGACTGTTAAAGAGGTCACGGCTATTGCTGAAGAAGTGGGTGGCTTCTTTGGGTTCTTTAAGAAGAAAAAGCCTAGTCCCACCGCCCCTGTTGCTCAAGCCAAGCCGAAAAAGGCTGAAGCCGAAGTTTGGGATGAGAACAAGGTTGTATCTGATCTGGCGGCGAATCTGTCTCAGTTCTTCAAGGTTCAGCAACAGCTTGCAGACCACATTAGAGAAGAAGAAGAAAAGTCTAAGACTGTTTATGACCCGAATCAAAACATCATGGAGTCGGCGTTAAACAGAGAGTTAGCCAAAACTCAGTTTGAAAAGTTAGCCAAAGAGATTCGTGAGATTATGGTGTATCAGTCGCCACCAGAGTTGGGTAACTTGTACACACGAGTCAATGCAATGAGGACAATCATTATTGCCGAACAAGAAGAAGCAAGACTGGCTCAAGAGAAACGGCAAAGGGAGGTTGAATGGCAACGCAGAAAGGTAATAAGCGCAATTCAGGACAAGGCCATTTACGGGGCAGTTTGTTTGGTGTTCGTCCTGTACCTGATCCTATTCTTCAGCCTACTAACGATGGACAGGAAATTAAGATGGGGTTTCTAGTAGCATTAGTTGCTATGGTTTTGGTCTTTGTCCTACTGTTACCTCTGTTGGGAAGCATTTACTACGACACATTGGCTGCACAAAGAGAGAGCAAAATGCAGATTGAGCGCATGGAAAGACTGCGCCAACAATTAGAATATGAGCGTCAACAAATGGAAAGGCAACGCAATGAGCCAAAATAGGTTTCTATGGGGCGTGATTGTTGTATCCATTGCGGTGGTTTTTTTGCTGAGTGGATGCTTTGAGGAAAAATATCGCTATGTGTGCCAAAACCCAGACAAGTTTGATCTTGCTGAATGCCAAAAGCCTAGATGCTTATTCACCCAAACTTGTCCAGAGTATCTAGTCGCACCCGTCTTGACAAACAAGATTGAACCACCAAAAGCCGAAGAAAAGAAAGCAGAGGCTTCAAATGCAACTAACTGACACAAAGCAATCTATGAACGACAAAATTCAATTGGTTGAGACTTATGTTTGGGCAAGTGTTGTGTTGATTGTGACTATTATTCTTGCGGGTATTGTGATGGCAATGCTCTATTCAGTCACATTCATAACGCAGCCAATCAAGAGCATTGCGCCGATAGATCAAGCATATTTGAAGATGATGAACGATATTGTTCTTCTCATTGTTGGTGGCATTGGTGGAGTAATGAGCAGAAAGGGTGTTCAAGCGATTGCAGACAGAGTATCTACACCTATACCTCCACCAACAGTTTCAACGCCTTCTAGCCCAGTTTCTGCGCCTTCTACGCCATCCAATGCCATGCCTGTCTGGGTGAACCCTCCTTTGGATGAAACCTGGACACCCCCGCCTCCTCCAACAACGCCGCCCACTCACTTAGAACCTGATGCTATTCGTGAGGAGATCGCCATTGCAAGGCGTGAAAGTCAATATGCTTAACCCATACTTCATCATTGCGGCGATGATTGCTGTAGGCGGTGCTTATGGGTATGGGCATCATGTTGGATGGGGTGATCGTGACGCTGAGATGCAAGCAGAGATTGCCAAAAAGAATGATGAAGCAAGAGAGAAAGAGCGTGAACTTGCCCAACAATTGAATGACCAATCAACCAAACTATCGGAGGCCAACAATGTCATCACTCAAAAACAATCTAGTCTTGATTCTGCTATTCGTGCTGGTAGGTTGCGGCTCCCGTCCACAAGTTGTGTACAAGCCCCCGCAAATGCCCCCACTCCCGCCGGAGATAGCCCAAAAGAAAGAAGTGAACCTAACAGACAGGTTTATGAAACTTCTGACTCCGACAGAGCAACCCTCGCAGCCATTGCCGAAATCATCGCCCAAGGCGACAGAAACACGGCCCAATTGAATGCGTGTATTGACAGTTATAACAAGGTAATGGGGGTGATGAATGGTCAACGCTGAACAACTGAAAAAGCTCCACATTGGGGCTGAGTGGGTTG